TAAAATCTGTAGAAAAAGATGAAGTTAATGCTTGTGTTGCGTATGATGCGGTACCTAGTAAAGACCCTGTAAAGTTACTTCCTGATACACTACCTGAAACCGTTAATGAACCTGTAATAGATACTGGTCCTGATGGCATTTTAATTGTACCCCAAAGTGTTTGTGTATCGTTTGACGCATCTCCCAATATGTTTGAACCACTTGAGTATATAACTGAAGATGATTCATATACAACTTCCAAATAAGTAATTGATGCTGACAATGCTGTGATTGAACCAGTAACAATTAAACTTCCTGATATTGTTTGGTTACCATTAAATATATTTGAACCTGTAGTTGCGTAACTACCTGTTTTACTTTCTATACTTCCTAATCTATTGTTTTGACTTAAGTCAGTTGTTGCTATTGAACTTGATAAAGATGTTAATGAACTTGTTGTTGCAAGTCCCGCAATTACATTGTTCTGATTTAAATCAGTTGTTGCAATTGATTGAGATAAACTATTAACAGATGATGTGGTTGCATATCCAAATGCAGCAATCTGTGCTGAACCTGATACTGTTCCTGATGGAACTGAACCTGTTGATAAATATGGTTGTAAAGCACTAGCAACATTTTGATATGTATCATATTGAGTTACACCTGATAAATTTGTTGTTAAAACATATGAACCTGTGTTTTGTACTATTGGACTATTAACCCAATCAATTACATCAGGATAAAATGTACCTGACTGATGTAAAGAACCTGTAAGATTTACTATTGATGATGAGACCACTAATTCATTTCCTGCTACAACATCAATACGTTCAACTGAACCGTAATTATCAACCTTAACATATGTTTGATCATCACCTAAGAATATTTGACCACCACTTGCGGTAATGTGTGTATCGGTTGGTGATGTATTATATACTTCCAAATATCTTGCATCAGATTGATTAGGTTGTAAGAATAAACTTCCTGTACCAATAATATCTGTTGAGTATATTGAACCTGTAATATATTGGTCACCAATAAAGGTATTACTACCTGTGGTTGCAAATGAACCAGTGGCTATTGATATTGGTGCACCGTTAACCGTTAATGAACCTGTTATGTTCACAGCGGTCTTAGATATTTGTAATGGAGTGTCAGTTCCATCTCCTGTTTGTACTGTCTGTAAGGTCCCTGTAACACCTGTGGTGCTATGACTTACATATTGATTAGTTAATTGTCCCATATATATTTATATATTTTCTTTTATATTTCTTTCCATTGTTTAGATACATCTTTCCATAATTGAGCAACCTCTTCCCAAGTTAAACCTATCACGAATGAAGTTTCAGGAAGAACACATCTATCATATGCAAACTTCTGTACAAAGTGAAAATCCAATATCCATCCTGATAGAATGGTTTCTGTCTTCTCATAGTATGGTTGAACTGTTGCATCCCATCCTGCTTCAAAGTCTGACAAATATAACTTAGCAAAAAAGTCTTTTACTATTTCTAATTGGTCAGACAATACATCTTGTTGATTGGATATGTCATTGTTTAATTTATCTACAAATAACACTTTCCATCCTATATGTATTAAACCTGTTTCAAAATGTGTTGAATCAGGTAGAACATACATACGAGGATATTCAGGTTCTTGTTTGGTTATTATGTCGTTTGTTAATTGTTCTATATCTCCAAATCCATATGAATTTACTTGTTGATGTAAGTCAGCAAACTCTTCAAATTTATTTAGAATATATTGTAAACTTGTAAATTGTTGATCCTCAGGAAATTGAAAGTCATCCAATACTGGTGGTGTACAACTGTTATAGTCAAACGCCACTTGAAATGATAAGTTCAATGTCCATCCTCCTAAGATGGTTTCAAATCTTTCTAAGAAAGGAAATACATCAGGTCTTTGGTCTACAATTAAATCCCAACTAAAGTTTCCTTGTTCTGCTGTAAATGATTGTAATAAGATTGTCCAAATGTCTTTAACAGTTTCTAAAGTGTCAGACATAACTTCACTCTGATTAGATTGGTCATCTTCTACTCTATCCATAATAATTACAGATAGACGATAGATTAAATGATTCTCATCTAATTTAACTTCACCAGGAACTACATACATTCTTGTATATTCAGGTTCTTGTTTGGTTACAATATCATTTGTACACTGCGCCAAGTCACCAAACCCAAAGGATTTAATCTGTGGGTGATGGTAGGCGATAGAACTTAAGTCCGCCAGTATCTGTTTGTAATTTATAGAACTTGTATTCATCCTAACTTTAAATATAAAAATCTCCTTATTGTTTTCTCAAAGCCTCTTTTTCTCTCCTAATCATTTCTTTTTCTTTTTCCAAGATGTAAAGTAATTGGTTAAGCGCTTCCATAATGGAGGTTTTGAGGATTGTTGGATGCTTTGTAATGTCGTCATCGCATAGTCTATTGATAACTGCATACCATCCGAAGGCTTGTTCAAAAGTATTTTCCATATTATTTTTCTCATCTTCCACGTCAATACCATTGTTTTTATAAAATTCTTGCTCTTCAACATTAAAGACTGATGGGAATAATTTAAAGATTGATTCACGAACTTTGAAAAAAAAAATTGTCCGCCTAATACATATTTAACATCTAATTCCTTTTTAAATATCTCTGCTCGTTCTTCCATCTTGTTATAATCATATTCTTCAATTAAAAAGTTATGTTCTGATTTTCTTGATACAATTGGTCTGTACATAATTGCACAAATAATATGAAGGTTATTCATAATATCTTTTGGTTCTTTGGTTAATAGGGTATCCAAATCCACAAACTCAGCAAACGACATATTCTTCCAAGATGGAATAAATCCATACTCAATCCCATTTAATGTGAATTTTTCTTGGAATGGATATGTACTATCAGGAAATAATCCTAATAGATAATCTGATATGTAATTAATCTGTGTGTGATTTGAATTTAATATCAACTCAAGTTTAACACCTAATATCTGATTGATTAGTTTTGCTTGAAAGAACTTATCTCCCAAAAAGTCTTTTACATTATATACCTTTACGTAGTTTTCAATTGAAAGGAAATTAGGTATGTCATATTCCTTCTTCTCAATTTCTATTGTTATCTTTTCCATATCTATACGAATGCAATGGCATATCGGCCAGTCGATTTTAAATTCTTAACTTCAAAGTACATCCTCATCATTAATGCATCAGATAAATCGGGTGACTTACCCAATACCTTCTTCATCTCATCTTTGGATTGTACTGCTACTTTATTATCTTTATCTATGTCTTTTAATTTTACTGCTAATAACTCCTGTGTCAATTCATCTATTGTTGCAGGGTCCATTATGTTTAAACTAATCTTTCCCTCTTTAAATAGTTCTGATAACTTAACATAACATTGGGATTTAAGATTAATGAAATTCTGTTCGTGTAACGCTTTAGAGTTGTTCACAAAGTTTGTCCCACGGATTTGGTCTGCGACCCCACCACCTACGCCATCACTATCCACAATCACATTGTTTGGATGAACACCATACTTTGCAATTAACTCCTTAATTTCGGACGATAATTCTGTGGTTGATAACTTACTATAGATAAGACATTCTATGACCACCAGTCCATTCCAAACTATCGCCACGGACCTGTCTGAACCAAACCTTGCTACGTCCACAGAGATATATCGTTTACTTGTTGCATCAGGTCTAAATAAGAATGATGAATTGGATATTGAATCAAAGTCAAATAGATTATCTGCTTCATCCATATAATTCCAATCACCTTCCAATAGTCTTCGTCTTTGTGCTGGTGGTAATGACTTTAACATCTCAATATAAGATGGTGGTAAGTGAGGATTGTCTAATGGTAATGCTGGTACGAATGCTTTGTTTGGTTCCAACGTATCCTGTATATATGGAAGATAAAAGACTTTCTTTAACCATACTTGACCAGGGTTACAAGTCATCAATATCTTTGGTATAAGATTATACTCAGTTAATTTAAATCTCATACGAGACTTTAATATATTATATGCTAGTTGTGATATTTGTGCTGCTTCATCTACAAAGACTGCTGTTAATTCCAAACCTCCCAATGAATCAAAGTTTGGGTCCGATGGTTGGTATGCTAAATCTTTTAATACTATCTCTGATTTGTTTGTGAATGTAATTACATTGGATTGTCCGTTATATACATAATGTTCCCCTGATTTTAATCCCATTGATTGTAGGGTTTCAAATAAAGTATTAAGTGTAGTTAGTTTTAATTGTTGTAATACTGTTCTACCTATCAAACATCTGATTGCAGGATATTGTAAACATAATGTTGTAATCCATAAACAACCCAACCAAGACTTTCCTGCACCAGCTGAACCACCATATAACACTTCATTGGTTATATCATCCATCAAGAGTTTCCACGCTTGTGATTGTTTCTTGGTAAGGTTAATATCTATATCCATAGTCAAAAACGAAACATTACTAACTTATTTAGTAAATTTTTTTAGTCCTCTGTTATATTAATATTAATCGATATGGCTTCACCACCTGAAGTTAAATCAACTTTCTTTGGTGCTTCCATTCCTAATATCTTTGTTATGTCCCTAAGAACTTCTGATTCAATCCTTCTGTTACCTTGTAGTCTACAACGATTTAAAAGGTCATACAGACGATTTAATTGTTCAGATAGTATT